GTCACCAGCAATCGTAATGCTATTGAGTAAGCGCAACAAAGTATCAGCATCTAATCTTTCGATTATCTTTGCCAACTCTTGAACAGAAATCTTATCTGTTGCACGACGAATAGCATCATAGAGAACTTTGGCAAGAGCCTGTTCTTCTACTGTTAGCGCTATACGGCGCTTTTTATTGCCACCAAATGAGAGCGCCACGGTTTAGTCCGTATCGCCGTCAAGCGGTTCCGTTCCTGCGACTGGCTTTATTTGGTCAGCAACAGATTGTCCTTGAGTCTCTGGAGCAACAGTTGGTGTTTGCCCATCAACGGGTGGCATACCGAATGAAGAGCCATCATGTTCTGCAACTGGCAATCCAGCCAAGTCACGAAGATAGGTTTCAAGGTTTGCATCTGGAACTAGAACCCCAGCCTGAGCCAATTTAGTTACAAAGTCTGAGATTTCAGTCAAATCAACATGGCTTACTGAACCGTAAACAAGTTGTGGAGCGCGTGAGGCATCCATCCCGTTGAACTTCATAAGGCGCGGGATAGCGTACTGATTCATTACTTCTGAGATATTTTTAGCAATCGAATCAACTGCCATTGACCATAAATCCATCTTGGTAGAGCCAAGGGCATAGGAGCCAACTCGGTCAGAGCCAAGAAGAATAAAATCTGAAAGGATTGACATTGACATTCTCTGGTCGTAGCGCTGAACGATTTTATCTGTATCAAACTGGCGTGAGCCACCAGAGGAGAGCAAAACTAAATCGAACTGCTTATGCCCATTCTCGTCATAGAGTGTTGGGAATACAACGCCCTCTTGCTCATTGCGCTTGATAGATGTAACAATGTTTTGAACTGTTGCAAGAACCGCCGCTTGCTCGGTGCTTGCAGATGATGAAAGATACTCAGGTGGTACATAGGCAACTGGTAATCCTGCTAAATCGCGCTCAATACCAACGGCTTCAATCTCTTCAATTCGGCGCTTGAAAAACCAAGGGCGATAAGCATTGCGAAGAATAGAACGACCTTCTGGGTTATTCTTTTGTGCAGTTGTGCGAAACAACAAAGCCTTTTCAATAGGAATAATGTGTAGACCACCTGAAGATGGGTCGGTTTGTTCCATGGCTTGAATTCCGCCATTCTCATCTATCTGCCAGCGAAATAAAGTTTCTTGTGAACGGATAGGCATTTTGCGCCAACCAATTTTTCCATCATTAAATTTAGAACGCTTAGATGGGTCTTTTTGCTCAGGACCCGAGCGAGTTTTGTAAACAATTTCGTGATATGAATACCCAAATACAAGCATTGAAAGCATTTGTGAAAGGGTTGAATCCCATGAATCCGACATATCGTTAATACATGATTCTATGAATGTAGCCACTTCTTTATCTTTAGCGCTTACATCGCCATCTTCGGAATTATCCGTAAATGGGTCTACCCGCCACTCTAAGCGAGTAATAACTTTCTCAATTGCATATAGCATTGACCCGATTGTTGGGTCGTTATCTGCCATCTCACGATAGGTTTTGGCTCCGCGTAATCCGCGAAGATTAACAAGGAACTCCTCATAAACTGTTCCACCCGAACGGCGTAATCCCGTAGAGCCGAGTTCCTGCAAATCTGGCTTTTCTGCCATTGTGTCCCTCTACTCTTTAGTGGCTAATCCAACAAGAATTTTGATAGCCTGTTCGTCATTAAAACCTGCTCTTACCAGTTCAGAGAATAACTCATGCGTCTGGATAGCAAATCCGCTTAAAACAGAGACGACTCCGTTTGGCGACGCCGAAAAGTCATAATCCATCTAATGATTTTACCATTAGCGGGTTTTGTCGTTTTATTCTCCGTCTAAGACAAATTCAAAAGAGTTAAGACGCATGGAAACCAACTCAAGTGCAGACTTAAGAGCCAATGTCTTTTCTCCCATTTGAGCAAATAGACGGTTTTCTAGTTCTCCGCCAATTGCATCAAAGCGCCGAAAGAAGATATGGAAAGGTAATGAATCGTGTTGAACATTCAACTCAATCTCAACATACTCTTTTAGAGCAATCTCGCATGAGACAAATGGTTTGCCGTTTTCGGAAACGACAACTTTGGAACCCGCCATGCTTTCCGTGAAGTAATCAGTCCAAGCCACTTTTTCTCCTTTCAAGAGAAAATTTCTAACCCCTATCATACTATACATAGGTTAGAAAGGCGCAACATCCTTTTTGGTATCAAATGGGACACTCCATGGGTCTATTTCAACCTTGGCGCTTGGGGATTGAGCGCTCTGACGCTCAATGATTGGGACATGGTAGGAATGGCGTTTGAGGTCAGCCCCTACGCTCCATGCAGTCACCGCAATCTTGCTTTTCTTTTCTCCCGTTGCTTTATCGCTCCACTCCTCTTGAACTGCCGAGCCTAAAACTACAACAGCCATTCCTTTGCGAAGTGATTCCACAACATTCTCAGCCAATTTATTCCAGCACTTAATATTCCAAAAAGTTGTATCCGTATTCTCCCAAGTGCCATCTGGCAACTTAGAAGATTTAGAAGATACAACGGTAAATGATGCAACTGCCTTGCCACTTGATATGATTTTCAATTCTGGGTCTGCTACCAAGTTTCCAGTAATTGTTAGTGTTGTCATTATGATGCTCTTTCTCTTATGAGTGGTATTGGGATGATATTTAGTTTTGTTCTTATTCTTGAGCGTTCTTTATGGGAGGTTCCCCCCCAGATTCCCGTCACGGAATAATGTAGTGCGTAGGTCAGACATTCTGTTTTCCATATACAAGACTTGCAAATCTCTTTAGCCATTTTGTTTTCGTTAGAAACTCTATGCTCTTCTGGGAAAAAGAAATCGGTTTCAATCCCCCAACAACTCGCTCCTTCGAACTTCCACGGTTTCAGCATCCAAAAAATTCCTCTCATCGGCAACTACTAAACGAAACGGGGAAGTATCAACTAGCCTAGCCAAAACTTTTCCATTACGCCATACCTTGCCCGCGGCGATTCCGTCGTAATGACTTTCGCGTGGTTTTACTAAATCGTTACAATTCTGCCAAAACGGACATCTGCGACAATAATTAAGCCCAGGCTGTGCTAAATCTAATTGATATTGGTCAAAGAGCCAAGGGTCAGCCTCACGGCAAGGAGCCTTCTCTACAAAATCTAATAAACCCATGTATAAATTGTAAAGGGTTCATTTCTTTTTAGGTGGCATTGAATATCTCTCGCGTGTCGGGTCGCCATAACGCTCTTCCAGTAATTTTTTTAAGAGTTTTAATTGTTCTTCATCAACTGGTTTTTCCTGTTCCTGATTCTGTTCCAAATAGGTCATCCTCCTCCCATGTACGAATTGCATGGTGGACTAAACCTAAGTGTCGCCAATCAGGTTGTTCATCGTCGGCTAAAGTAAGCGTCCAATAATCTTTTGGACCGCTTCCCATCCATTCAGAGACTAAAACCCAGCCCGTACAAATTGCTGGTTCTGGAAAAGCAATCTGAGCGATTTCGGCAAGAGCGTTATCAATTACTGATGGTCGTTTTTCTTCTTCGGTCATTCCTGAATACTAATACCAAAAATTGCGGTGCCAGAAAGCATTTGCCAAACATGGCGTGTCGTATCGGTGAGCGATATATTCAAGCCCTTTTTGGATTTGATATTCAACTGTCGAATCAGGGTCTAGCCCTAGAATCTGAGGAATTCCTCCAGCATGGAGTTTTTCCCCATTTTGATACACAACTGTTTTGTTGTAGGCATCAGGGCGCCAATTTGATTCACCCGTCCATAAATCTAAAAGACAGGCGAACTGCTTTGGTGAATCCCAACCCATTTTGGGTAATTGGGATTTTGCATACTCTTTGGATGCTTCAGGAGTTCTATCAACTAAAACTGGTTTAACAACAATCTCATCTGCAACCGCCTTTGGTTCAGGTGGAAGATTAAGAGGATTTGCTGTTGCTAGGAACAAGGCTACTAAAAAAATCGGTAGCGGTTTAATAAATCTATTTTCATAGAATCGCATATTCCTCCATTGTTAGGAGTGAACATTTATCGCTACTGGAGGTAGCGCTTTGATGTTGTCAGTATTGGACTGACCTCACTTTGGCGAGTAGGTGTTTTGCGAACCGTGGTAAAAAGGTATCAGATGATTTAGATTGAATCAATCATATTGGGGTTGTAAATAAGAAAGGGCGTTCGGTGGAGGCGCAACACATCAACGCCTTAGTGAGAGAGGACGGACAGCGCAACGGCGCAATCAACTCCACCGAACCTTGGGTACCCAGATAATTAGGATACACCAAGTATAAAGTTCACCCGCCAGCGAAAGGTAGACTGGCGGGTGAAGTTTTGATGGCGGTGTGACTATTAGTATCGGGGGTTTGTATCCGCGCAACCCTCCGAGCCTTTAGCACTCTTACCTGCGCCTGACCATCAAATCTTTATTTAGTTGTTAATCAAGACGACTTTGACCGTAAGCGTTGATTCCGTATTTATTTAGAACCTCTGCAAAGGCTTGAGCAAACGCGTTCTTTCTGTCTACTGACTGTCCGAACTCGCTAACCCAAATGTCGTAACCTCCATTGTAAGACTTACTGCCGACTCCTTGAGTTTTCAAGAAAGTAACAAATGAGCCTCTTGCTGGAAATATTTTGACCCAAGCAAATCCACAAAGCCCATCAAGGACATAAGTTGGTTTTGCGTAATCAATATCATTGCCAAGGGCTGTTGTTGGAGTACCAACTACAAACTTTGGAACTCCGACTTCATTGCCAGCCTTGATTCCTGCGGTGTACGCTTCCTTGTAAATTTTTGCGCACTCAGTTTTGGTAAACTTCTTAGTTGCTTCTTTGACTGAAGTAGTCATGTTGTGTCCTCCTCTCGGACAAGTAAAGTATATCCTACTTGGGTTTAGTATTCAAATCCTGTTGTGCGTGTCGCCTATCAGCCTCTTCCTCAAGCGCCCTCTCGCGCTCGCGGGCGCGTATACGCGCTAGGGAGGCATTAGAGAGGCGTAGGGACGATTTATCCTTCATCCATGATAGAAGTATCACCCGAACCACCTACCGCTCTCTATTGACCCCACAACGCCGAATACGACCAAGATTGCACCATAGAACAAGGTTGCATCTATCGCATCCGATACCGTATGACCGCGCTTGCTAACACGACCACCGTTCTTTGATAAGTATTTAGCCAACATAATTTGCCCCTCTCTAGGACTTTATTAACCCATATTCTATAAGAGCCTTATCGCTTTCACAACTCAGGCAGATAATTAAAAGACCATCTGTTGTTAGCCGTGCTGTTGTACCGCACTTGTAACACTTGCGTGTAAATAGAGCCATCTTTATCCCCTCTCTAGGAAGATAACTTCTGATTCACCGCGACCCGTAAAGACCGCAATGATGTCTGATTTAGAAATCTTTTTTTCCAAAATGATTCCATCTTTGCGAAGTCTTTTAGCAAAGAATTCTGCCTTGGATTTATCTAGTGTCCAAGATAATCCGTTCTCGTTGATTCCCTTTTGGCATCCGCGATAGATAGTTACTTCATCAGGAAGTGAACTCAAGGCTTTGTCCTCTTCTTCATTCATCAGGTAATGACGGCTTCCGCGCTCTGAACCAATAAGGTCTTTCCACTCCTCATAATTTTGCCATTGGTTTTCTGTATCAGTCCAGATGTCAGCGAGCAATTTCCAATAGGCGGTGTCTGATAACAAATGCTCAATTTCTTGAAACGCCTCAATTCGATATGGGCGCTCATGTAGCCAAACATAAGAATCGTACTTTTTGTTTTGAAGAGCCTTTTCAACATCGCCTATTTTTTGCAGGTAGTAGGCATTAGCCAAACCGTTACCCCACATACCAATTTGATAAACAAGTGGGTGTCGAAGTTGTTTTCCTAAAGGTCCGTCTGAAACATACGGAACTAAATCAGGATGCAACTCTTCAGTTGAAGCCATAATCTTTGCGTACTCTAGTAACTGTGTATCGGCGTCGTTCATCAGTACCCCCTCTTCTTGTACTTATCTTGCAGTATTTTCAACTGCTGGTCAAATGAAACGCCGTGCTTCTCAGCAAGATTTCTTGCAATCAAATCGGCAATCTCTTGAGCAAAGGCTTTCTCATCCTTTTGTTCTTGGATGCTTTCGGCGCTGTGTGCTTCCCCGTTGTAGTAGTGAGTGACAATCTCTCTTTCAATTCTTGATTGAAAGTCAGCCCACTCAATAATTGCTGTGCGCTCTGTCTTGATTTCTCTTGTCCACTTGCCCTCTTTGTAAAGCAAGAACTCACCTGATGCTGTTGGAGCGCTTGCCTTCTCTTTGGCAATCCGCGCTACCTTTTTTGCATCTCTCTCAGCCTTGGCTTGAGCCTTAGCAACTTTGTCCGCTGTAACAATTCTTGATGGACGATTCAAAACTTCTGCTGGAGCGCTTGGGTAACAAATTGTGCAAGCATCCCGACCAGCATCCTCAACAATTGTGTTCTCATCGTCGTTACTGTATTGAACTAACCAGTTGTAGCGAGTGGTTGGGAAACAAGTATTGCAATCCATTGAACTGTGAACATGACCGTTGCTATTGATAACCAAGAACGCTCTTGTCCATGGGTCTTGATTGTAAATCTTATCTAACTCACGAATCTTGTCCTTGAGGATGCTTCGCTTTTCGTGCAATTTTAATAACTTTAATTGGATTTCTTCGCATTGCTCAAAGTGATTATATTTTTTAGCCCATTCAAACTTATCTACAAGGCTTTGGTAATCCGAAATGTTTTCCCAAACCTTGTCGTGCAATTGCGATAACTCAGTATCAACTTTGACTGCGAACTCTTTTGTAGTCATTTTATCCCCTCTCGTATTTACAACCCCAGTTTAGCATGGATTGTCCTCAAGGTACAATTAGACTCAATCGTGTCCTAGTGACCCCTAGGGTTAGGGACAGATTTGAGGCTTTTTACCGTTTTGTGCATAATTGTCGTAATTGCCCTTTTACCTATAAATGACGCTAAATCCTTTCGTCACAATTCTTCCTCTGACTCCAAAACCTTTTCCATCTCCCTTAAAAACAGCAAAGCCCCAACCGACCCCAACACCAACACCAATAGCAAGACTAGAATTTTTTTCATCACCTAGCCCAACTCCATTTCTTTAACCGACGGCTTCTCCGAGCGTGGAACTTTTATCTTCTCCAACTGCGTCTGCAACATCAACACCTGAGCCTTCTCCCAGCGCAACGCCTTCTCCAACTCTCTTATTTGCGCCTTCCAACATTCAACCGTCGTCTCAACCATCGCCTACTCCCAATCCTTCGCCAATGGATAGTTCTTCACCGTCTCTAAATCCGACGGCTCTAACACCTCAACCGATTCTTCAACCGAGACCAACCGCGACCCCCAGTTAGGAACATTCTCCCATCCCGATAAATCCGTCATCTTTACCATCATCGGAATTAACTTCGACACCGACTCCAAGCCCACAACCTTTCGTAACTCCGACTCCTCAACCGAGACCGACCCCGCTATCCGAGCCGTCCACACCTGCACCCACACCCGTCCCATCGCCTACTCCATCTCCCGAATCCGAGACGATTCCCGTCCCGAGTCCTCAACTAAGGCTAGGTTCAACCGCACCTGTCGAAACAATTCTTTTTCCACTCTCATCACCCGAGGCATCACCGCTAAGTAACCCAAAACCAATCCAGGAACCAATCCCAAAACCATTGCTCCTATTGTCTCCACTTAAACCTCCTTGTTGAATTAGTACCACCCATTAAAATTAGTGCCACTTATTAAATTAGCACCACCCATTAAAAAGAGAATACACCCGAAATTCTCATTAAGAAAGTAACTACTAAAATCTGCCAGAGAATTTTTTAACATCCCTTATGACTTTCTGAGCGCTCGCTCGGGTCTTACTCCTTGGCTCCCCAAATTGACCCGAGTTGATAGCGCGGGTGAGCAACCTAATCAAATGCTCTTGCTCTTCTGAAAGTATTGGCTTTTGAGAAAGTTGTTTTTTCTGTTGGCGTTCGGCTTGGACATTCTTTTTGTGGATAACCGACTTTTGGTTTTCAGTTAAGCAAGCCTTGTTGATAGATGGGATTGCAGAATTGTTATATCGAACTCGGTGGGTTTTGTAAGACTCACGAAGTTGCTTAGCGCAATCCGCACCAAACGCGTTCTTGACCAAGAACAAAAAGACTCCAGCGAATTCTGCACCGTGTTTAACTCCATGGGGTGCTAAGCAATGAGCCAACTCATGCAAAATGATTGCTTCATTCCTAGCCCAAGTGCCAAGTGTGATTCGGCGACCCCCAAAGGCTTTGCCTCCGCCCCGACCCGATTGGATAAAAATTTCTCGGCTTCCGAATCTTTGTCTAAACCAATATTGCTTGCAGATTCTATCTACATAATCTTGGCAGTCTTGGATAGAACTTTGCTTGGTGAGATTGAATTTTGTCTCGGGAAAGTTTTTGCTACCTGTCTTGATGACGGTCTTTCCAGCATCGTACAGAAAACGCTCCGCCGCATAGTGGCGACTTTTTTGGTTATCTCTTGACTTTGTTGTAGCCATTAGGCGACCTTCCTTTCTTGGTGTTCTTCCTTGATATGGCGACCTAGGCTTTCAAAAGCCATTCCGCCACGGAGTTGCCATTCCTTCTTACATATTGAACAGATGACGATTCTCATATCTGCCCCCTCTCATTACCCATTATACCAAATGGGGGTTTAGTAATAACCCAAACTTGAGTCGCCTAGGCTCAACTTTGACGCGACACGCCACGGATTGCGCCGATTAGGTGGCTAATTGGTGTTTACAACCCCCATAGTGTATTCTGGGTATACAACCTAGAGAGAGGTCAGATAAATGAGTAAAGTAAAAATTACTTGGAAGGCTTTTGGAGATAAGCCTGAGCGTGGTCGTTTCATTAGTTCTGTGGAATTTGAGACTGAATTTGCAATAAACGATGAAAACAAAGACCAGTTCTTCGGTGTTGTTTACCAACAGACAAACACTTATCAGGGAAATCTTTGGAACATCATTCAGCCATTGCTTTCTGAGACAAGAACTCACACAGCAATCTCAATCGGTGACGAAATCGAAATTGACGGTCAGGTTTACATCTGCGCTGATTTCGGATTTGAGAAGATTGAGGATGTCACAATCAAATACCACGGAGATGCAGTATTCCGTGTGTATAAGAAAGATAAGGTAGATAACTAACCCCAGTTGTGTTAAACTCAGGCTGTAACCAAGAGAGAGGATACAAAATGTCAGAATCAAAAGGTCGCCCGTTTAATGCTCAGGAACTCAAGAAGCAAATTGGTTTCTGGAACATCGGGGCAATATCTGGTGGTCGCGTTTATATTGACGGTGCCACTTACAACAAGCAATACGAGACAACCGAGCAAGTGGAATTCCCAGTTGCTTATGGCTACCGTGTAAGAGTCATTTTAGGTTGGGACGATACATGGACAGTCCAGCGCGTAATTGTAAAGAACACAAAAAATGGAATCAAGGAAACAATCAAGGGTTCTGTTGAGGGTGTCTACCCTGAAAACATTGGCGAGGTTGCTTACCAAGCATCTTGCTTCCAAAATGTCGAATTCGGAAAGGCGGCATAATGATGGAAAAATATATCTGTAACAAATGTGGAACAACTACCACAATTGAAAAAATTACACTAACAATTACAAATCTTCTGGAATGTGATTGCGGTGGCTGGATACGAAAGGTGGACGCATAATGAAACTCCTTACTTACATCAAAGCACCAAACACAACAAGCGGGAATCCTCAGCGTGGATGGATTCTCTCCGATGCAACAGGTAACTTTGAACTCTTTATAGATGAGGGCTACGAAGGTCGTGGAGCCATTGCCAAGCAATTATGGGATGGCGCTCAAGAGGTAAACAGCGGTTATGGAATCTTGGTTCCATCAACTGAATACAAGCGTTGGAAGAAAATGAAATCGGAGGTAAGCGCATGACAATCGAAGAAGCAAAGAAAATCGTGGGCAATCAGCCAACTTGGGCTTTGAAGAATATGGTCAAGGCTCTTAATATGTTGCCTTGGCTAAATACGGCGGAGGATTTAGAAAGATTAGCCGCCGCAAAGATTGTGCTTAAAGATAGAAAATAAAGTATAATAGGGGTTTAATATAGAAAGAGGTCATTGTGGAAAACGCCATGCTTGTTCATTCACCCGAATATGCCAATTGGGTATTTGGTAAGTCGCACCCAACTCAGGGGCGACGATTCTTGCATGGGCGAAATCAAATCATCTTAGAGGCTCAACGACGCCATCTAAATATTGACGAGGTTCTTCCAGAGATGCCACATACCGATGACCTTTTGCTTGTCCATGACCCTATCTATATCCACAATGTAACCGTGCGCGGGGAATCTGATGAATGGGATGGGCAACGCCACGACCTAGGAGATTTAGCAAAACTTTTTGTTGGCGGAACTCTGACTGCTTTGGATTTATTGCTAGAGGGTAAGACAAAGTTAGCAATTCACCTCGCGGGCGCGAAGCATCATGCGATGTATGACTACTCCAGCGGATTTTGCGTATTCAATGATTTAGCGATTGCATCTACTAGGGCAACTCTGGCTGGTCATAAAGTCGCTATCTTTGATTGCGATGCTCACCATGGTGACGGTACCGAGGAATTATTGCGAAGTAATCCAAATGTCCTGACATTCTCTGTTCATCAATATGGAATTTTTCCAGGAACGGGATTGCTTTCAGATTTTGATTCTTTGGCTTTGAATTTTCCTCTTGTCGCCGAAACTGGTGATAGCGGATTAGATTTGGCTACGGATTCATTCCTTGAAGCAACGATTCCTTTCAACCCAAGCCTTATTTTTATCGCTTGCGGTGCAGATGGCTTGGTCAATGACCCATTGGCTGAACTCAATTACACAATAGAGGGCTATGAGCGGGCAATGCTCAAGATTCGTATGACCTTTCCCGACACGCCGATTCTTTTTGGTGGGGCTGGTGGGTATCTGCCCGATACGGGAACTCCCGCTGTATGGGCAAGGGCGAGCCTAGCGCTGATTTAAGACCCCTTCGGTACTCTTTACCCATGACAACTCTGGTCGGGATTCAAGGACGAAACTGGGCGCTCTTAGGTGCCGATACAAGAATTGCTGAAGATGGAAGTATCTATCAAATGGTTAAAGGTAGTTCTAAAATCCTTCAACTTGATGATTTAACAATCGCCTGTGCTGGAGATATGCGAGCAATCAATATTCTTGAATCAGGATTGAAACTTTCAAAATCTACTTTTGTTAAAAATGATGCTCATTTTGTAACTGCCTTTCTCATCCCTGCTATGAAAAAAGCCTTCTTTGATGCTGGTTATGAGAAAACTACCGAGGGGCAAACAACCCACGAATCAGAATTCTTAGTTATCTATCACGCAAAGATTTATGCCCTAGGCGGGGATTACTCTTGGATTCAAGATGCTCGCGGAATTTACGCCCTTGGCTCTGGAGGACAAATTGCCCTTGGAGCCTTGGCAACTCTGGTCGGAGATACGGTTAATCGGAGAGAGGCTCGCGCGTGGGCGCTCAAGGCTTTAGATATAGCAAGCAAATATAACTCTGATACTGCCCCGCCTTTCCATGTTGTAATTAAAGATTAGTTGGTGTATCCTAACCCCAGTTGTATATCCGTACAACTGGAGAGGAAATTATGGCGGAAAAAACGAGAGAACTGTCCTTAGAAAATAACGAACGCGCTCTTTTAATTGTTCTTCTTGTTGATTGGCTTCAGACAAATCAAGAAGAAAGTCATTGTCTTTATGACGAGGCAAGGGAAACTTTTCAAAAAATACTAGCCCTATAACTGAGAGGAAAACATGAACGAGCAAGAAATAAATGAAAGATTTGGCGACATCATTCAGCCAAAGATTATCAATCAGGTAATCAAACAAAAGCGTCCGCCAGCAAAGTTTCCTGAACTGCGCTATCTGTGGGGCATAGCCCTATTGGGTTCTTTTGTTCTTATGATTGTTTCCGCAACTATTCAAACATTGCTTGGACTCTAACTAAAAAGAGGAAATTAGCACCGCTTCTGGGTCGTGAATCTTTAATGCTTGACGAACCAGTTGTGGTGCTAATTCTTTTGCATGGTGTCCACAAAAATATAAATCCCCGTTAAGAAAAGCGCCAATAACAAGGGCTTGCGCTCCACACTTATCGCACTTGGCATTGATTAGAGTCGGCATTTGAACTCCAACATCTATCATTACTTTGCCTTCGGTTGTTTAGGTGTGTATGGCTCAATCTTGGCAAGGATGCGTCCGTCTTTAGCCATTCGAACTATCCAACCATCTTTAATCAACATCTGGTTGAAAGCCCCTGCTTTTCTCTTAGGCATTACTTGTCCTTTTTCAAATCAGTATTTTTAATATCATAATTATAGCGGTTTGAATCTTCCCCTATCCATTTACTTGCATCTTCAACATCCCATGAGTAAGTGTTTATTAGCCTATCAATAACCAATTTATCTTTTGTAGTAAACGATGGCTCGTAAAGCAATACTCGGTTGTTTGGTTGAACTGCATAATTGCCATCGTCTCGTTCAATTACATGACCGCATTTATGTTGCCCTGCATTTTCTGAATAGCCGTGGTCTAAAATGTTAGATTCTGGATTGTGCCAGTCAAGGGTGAACAGATACTTGCCTAATATTTTTTCTTTGTTTCTGTCCCTGTAGGACATTTTCATATTGGCTAGATTGGCAAATTTTGTCACGGATACATAGGGGCTGAAAGAATTCCAAAGGACTAGATTGTGTAAGTCCTCCTCTGGGACATTGGGTTTGGTGCAAAAAGCGTTAATCGGCATACGCCACCAGATTCCGCCATCTTCCATGAGAAAGTGGAAAAGAGGGCTTCGGTTTTGAACCGTTGCCACCCCAAAAATGACAACAGGAAAATACAGGTCATGGCTGTCCTGCTGATTCCGTAGAAAGTTCCCTCTGACAAAACACTCTATGGGCGGGATATTGGCGTTTAACTCAGGCAAAGGTGGCTCTTACATCCCAAGTCGCAACACGGCACGGAGCCTTTAATTTAGCGAGAACTGATGGTGTAAGAGACATAAGCCAAGCGTACCAAACGAACAGATGTTCGAATTGTGCGTACATTGTGCGTACAAATTTATGTACAAATTTAGCCCCATTTTGGGACAATTATTAACCCTAGTTGTGTTATACTTAGTGTACAAGGTCGAGAGAGGAAATAACATGGCTAAGAAAGTCTATGAAGTAGAAATCAAGGGTCAAAAAGAAAAGTATTACTTTGCGACTAAGGGTGAGGCTGAGGCTTACGCGATAACTGCAACTGCATGGGTCGGCGGTCAATACAGAATCCAAGCAATCTTTGTTCAAGAAGAGGTGGTCAAATAATGAAAACACTTGCTGATTTCAAAAGGGCTGTGATTGTTAATGCTAAGGTCGAAACTCTTGCAACCGCGTATGGCGCTAAAGAAAACGGGCGCGTGTTCGTTGGTCAAGTTCGTTTTGTCTCTTATGCTGATACAACAGGC